TTTGCCTTCCACGCCGATTCACGCAAAATATGGCAGGCGGTTTTCCCTATTGTCTCCAAACCGGGTTTAATGCTGAGAGTTATTTCAACACCAAACGGCAAAAGCAATAAGTTTTATGAGCTAATGACAGATCAGAGCGGCACATGGTCGAGACATACGACAGATATATATCAGGCAGTCGCCGATGGGCTTCCCAGAAATATTGAAGAATTACGGGCGGGAATCTCCGACCCCGACGCATGGGCGCAGGAGTATGAATGCAGATTCATCGATGAAGCAACGGCATATATTACCTACGAGATGATTACATCCTGTGAAGATGAAAGAGCCGGTATAGAGATACAGAATATTGCAGCCCTGCAGGGTGATCTCTATATGGGGGTGGACATTGGACGCAAGAAAGACCTTACCGTTATATGGATATGGGAAAAAGTTGGAGATGTTCTATGGACTCGCATGGTGCGAAGACTCTTTAGAGAGCCATTCAGAATCCAGAGGGAAATATTATTTACCTATCTGCCCTTTACGCGCCGGTGTTGCATAGATGCTACGGGCCTCGGAATGCAGCTTGCCGAGGAAGCGGTCGAAAAATACGGGAGCCGCGCAGAGGCAGTCATGTTTACAGCTTCGGCCAAAGAGGATATGGCTGTTACGATAAGGAGACACTTTGAGGACAGAACCATCAGAATACCGATAGACCGGGAGATCAGAGACGACCTCCATTCAATTAAGAAAATTACAACCGCCGCAGGGAATACCCGTTTTGATGCAGAGCGAACCGACGCAGGACATGCAGATCATTTCTGGGCAGCGGCGCTTGGAACACATGCAGCAACAAACCCGACAGGCGTTGTAACGTATGAAACCGTATCCAGGCGCCCTATGTTTGGCCGGGTGGATGACAATTACGATAGATTCAGCAATGATGACCGGGGCGATACGCACAGGTCGGGTTTAGCCGGTATGAGAGGTGGGTGGTAATGATAGTTGATCAATACGGCAGGGACTTGTCCTCGCAAAGCAGGGGAATAAAGGCAAACAAGCCGATTCTCAACGAAATTGCAATACAGACAGTGCGGGATCGTTACGGTTCGTATCCGTCACAGGGTCTTACGCCAGAGCGACTGGCGACTATATTCAAAGAAGCTGACCAGGGCGATGTGATGCGCCAGGCGGAACTTTTTGAAGAGATGGAAGAAAAAGACCTTCACCTGACCGGCATTTTGCAAACGAGAAAGATTGCGGTAACCGGCCTGGAATGGGAAATACTTCCTGCGTCAACCACGCCGGAGGATAAGAAGATCGCCGAAGCAGCAAAGGAGATGATCGAGTATATAGAAGACTTTGAAGACGCCCTGTTTAATCTGCTGGATGCAGTGGGTAAAGGTTTTTCTGTAGGCGAAATAATGTGGGATATTTCAGAAGGCCAGGTCTGGGTTAAAAACATAGAGTGGGTGCATCAGAAGCGATTTACTTTTAATTCCCCCGATGTGATACTCAAAACACCGCAACTTATCACCGATGCAAATCCTATCTGGGGAGAAGAATTACCCCCGAATAAATTTGTTGTGCATCGTCACAAGGCCCGCTCCGGGGCTGTCCCTCGCGGGGGGTTGCTGAGGCCGTGTGCATATATGTACCTATTTAAGAATTATGATATCAAAGACTGGTTGATATTTAATGAGTTGTTTTCCGTGCCTATGCGCATCGGCAAATATTCGTCCGCAGCAAACCCTGCCGATATTGAAACACTGAAACAGGCGGTCTTTAATCTCGGCGTTGACGCGGCGGCGGTGATTTCGGATTCCACGCTGATCGAACTCGTCGAAGCCAAAGCGTCAGGAAGTAATACAACACACAGGGACTTTGCAGACTTCTGTGATAGGGCAATGAGCAAGGCAATTTTGGGGCATACCGGATCAGCCGAGGGGACACCGGGCAAGCTTGGCAATGAAGACCAGGCAAAAAATATCCGGCAGGATCTTCTCGAATCGGATGCAAAGGCTCTTCAGAACACAATCAAACTCGGGCTTTTTGCTCCCTGGGTAGCGTTTAATTATGGCGAGGGGAAAGGCGTCCCCATATTTAAGTTCCACTTCGAGGGCAGTGAAGACCTGGAGAAGACAGCAAAGGTCTACGGGGTACTCGTAAAAGATGTGGGTTATACGCGGATAGGTGTAAAGCATATACAGGAGCGTTTTGGCATCCCTGAGCCGGAAAAAGGGGAAGAGACAATAAGCAAGCCTCTGATTGGTAGCGGGGATAACAGACAACAGGCTAATTCCATAATGTTCAACACCGATGGCATGGCTAATGCTCTTAATCGCCTCTTCCCGGATCAGGTGGCAGTCGATGCAATCGAACTACCACAACCCGGACAGTTAGACCCTGTTACATCCCATATAATCACCATGATAAACAAGGGCGACACCTATGATGACATCGTGGCTGCGATTATAACCGCTTATCCGTCCATTGATATGCGGACAGTTGAACAATTGATGCAGAAAGCCATCTATGTGAATGACCTCTGGGGCGGCGCCAATGCCCGGTAAGCAGGCCGTTGATCTCTCTTATGCCATCGGTCTTCCCCCTGAAAAGGCAATTGAGTATTTTTCATCTAAGGGATACAAAACTACATATGACTGGCAATCCCTATGGCAGGACTCCCAAACAAAAGCCTTTACAGTTGCAGGCGTCGCAAGGATGGACATATTGCAGGATATCAAGGGCATGATAGACAAGGCGATGGCCGAAGGAATGCCGTTGCAGGAATTTAAGGATAGTTTAATCCCACGTCTCCAGGCGAAGGGCTGGTTGTCCAATTCCCCCGAAAAAATGCCCTATCGTCTGGAGAATATGTATAGAACGAACATACAGACCGCATTCATGGCGGGCAGATACCGCGAGATGATGGAGAACGTCAAGGACCGTCCTTATTGGCAATATGTGGCGGTTATGGATTCCAGGACAAGACCGGCGCATTCGGCTTTAAACGGTAAGGTGTTCAGATATGATGATCCATTCTGGAAGGTGCATTATCCGCCGAACGGTTTTCAATGCAGGTGCCGCGTGCGCAGCCTCTCAGAGCAGGACGTTGAAGCAAGGAAGTTAACCGTCGAATCAGGCAAGGACAACATGGTATGGGAGGAAAGACTCACAGTCGGAGGCTACACAAAGCCCACAGCGGCGTATGTCGACCCTGTCACAGGGAAAAAACTCTTCACCGACCCCGGATGGAGCTACAACCCCGGCGAGAAGTTCTGGAAACCCGACTTGAGGAAGTACAACAAGGACATCAGGGCGGCCTTTGAAAAGGAAATGGCGGAGTTCAAGGCAGGGGTAACAAATCCATTTGCCGACCTTAAACCTATACAAGGAACACAGAAGGGCAGCAACCCTGGCGGCATATACGAGAACGTCGAAGGTGAGAAATTCTATGTAAAGTTCTACGCAGATGCAAATCAGGCAAGAACAGAATACGCGGCCAACAAGATTTATAAATCGCTTGGTGTAGAAGTTCCCGAATCTTATCTTGCAGAGTTACAAACTTTCAGCGGGAATAAAAAACTTGCTTTTATAACAAAATGGCATCCCGATCTGAAACGGATAACTGCTCAGGAAATGACGCAACACCCGGAGGACTTGGCAAAGATATTTCATTCTTCGGTGCTTGTCAAAAACTGGGATGTTGTGGGTATGGAATATGACAACCTGCTTTTGAACAGCAAGGGTAAACTTACGCTTATTGACGCAGGGGGATCATTCAAATTCAGAGCAAAAGGACTGCCCAAATCCTATGGCACAGACATCGATGAAGTCTCTACATTCCTTAGCCCTTCCAAAAATCCACAATCGGCGAAAGTATTTGGTGAAATTGATAAAAACAATGCCCTATTTGGAAAGAAATATACAACATGGCTAAAAAAGCTAAACAGTTCCGGTGTTATGGACATTATGAAATCGGCAGGGTTTAGCGAAATCGAGAGCAAAGAATTAACCGATGCGCTCATAGCCAGAAGAAATTCCCTTGTGAAGTATATGAAATCGCTTGAAGGCGCCGGCGCCGATAAACTTAACATCAAACGTTATATGGGCAGTGGGTATGACTACTACAAGAGACAATACGTACAGGCAAGAGAGGAGATAAGGTCAATGCTATCAGAGCTTGAATACGTAATAACAAAGGGCTATACGGGGAATTCATACTATCACGACATCAACGGAACCCTCGTGAAGAAAGCGGGGGAAGTATATAACAGCCATTTCAGGGAGTTGGACGACAGAACTATAAACTCTATTAAGAGGCAAATGGACAACGCACTGGACAAGTTACCCAAAACCAACAACAGCGTGGTGTACAGGGGAACAAAGCTAACTAATGAAGTTATAGAAAGTAAATTTATAGAAGGCAGAAATGTAATTCTCCCTGGCTATCAATCCAGTTCAGAAACATCCCCTTTTACCTCTGGTAAAAATGTCATCTATAAAATAAATCTTACGAAAAAGGAAGGCGGCTTAGTCAAGTTAATAAGTGATTTTAGTTCAGAAAATGAATTTATTCTAAAATCAGGTAAACAATACAAAGTGCTGAAGAAAGAGATGATAAACAACAAATGGCATATTGAATTGGAAGAATTATGAATTTATGTCACACTGATAACAGCATTATTGCTCATGAGCCGCTCAAGTCTCGAATTAAGAAGAGACATTTGTTCATCTGTCAAATGGCCAAGGTCGCAGCCGTATTTTTTTGCAAACTCCTCAATTTGTGGTTTTTCTTCTTTAAACATAGGATCATCAAAGACATCCTTCAAATATTGATATTTTTCCGGTATCTCTTGCATGGTGTGTCCTCCTTATTTTTGCGCCCTGTACATGACCGACCATACGCCTGTGCAGGCATGATGGTACTCAGAATCACGGACAGAATCCTTGAAATTGGAATAATCAATGCCCTCGGCAAGGGATTTCACCTTTTCTGCAACCTCTTCACGAGGGATAAAAGCCCTGTACCGGTAATCTCTCTCCGGTGTTTTCTTAACCTTTGCATTAGAAAACAGCGCCTTAATGTGACCGGGAAACCGCGCGCGAACAATCATGTTATCAGGATTATCCCAGTCCTGAATGATAGAAAGAAACCCTTTGTTGGTAAATATCCACATGCTCATATTATAGCACATTTTGGAATGATAAGAGGAAATTTTTTATGGACATAACCATCAAAGTCGATGATACCGGCGTGCAGAACCTCTTAAAAACCCTGCAATCACGTATTAAACACATGCAGCCGATCATGAGAAGCATATCGGAGATCATGAGGGACGAAGTGGAAGAAAATTTCGCGCAGCAGGGCAGGCCGAAATGGGAACCTCTGAAAGCGTCAACCATCGCAAACAGGACAAAACAAGGATACTGGCCGGGAAAGATACTCCAGATGCACGGACACCTTGCAGCCTCTATATCGGCAAAGGCAACCGACACACAAGCAGTCGTTGGTACAAACGTGAAATATGCAGCCATACATCAATTTGGAGGCAAGACTCCACCAACCGTTATCAGACCTAAGAATAAAAAGGCGCTCTTCTGGCCGGGGGCAGCTCATCCGGTAAAATCGGTCAAGCGCCCCGGCGTCACTATACCGGCAAGGCCATTCCTCATCATACCTGAGACAGGCATGGGAAAAATAAGACAACGGTTGATCCAATATATTACAGATGGAGGAAAGTAAAGATGCTCATATTTGCGTTGTGGCGCATGAAAGAAAACAATGTGAGTAAATATACGGGTCATACCGGAAATTTGCAGCCTGAACAATTCGCAACGGTGTTTCAACGGTAATAAGGAGGAAGGAACGGATGGATAATTACATAATTTTTATAGGTAAGGATTTTCAGGGTGTAGCTCCTGCTGAAATTCAGGTCATCCCAGCCGGCCGCACCATTACGCCGAAAGGTGTTTTTGTGCTGGATCAGGAGAGCGCACAGGCGGTTATAAGCGATTTCGAGGCACACAAAAACGATATGGTTATTGATTATGAGCATCAGACATTATCTGACCCGCCAGTTGAAGCGCCGGCCGCCGGATGGGTAAAGAAGCTGATAAACAAGGGCGCGGATGGGATATGGGGTGTAATCGAATGGACAGGCAAGGCCAGGCAATATATTGAGAATAAAGAATATCGGTATGTATCGCCGGTATTTCTGAAACGGAAGCAGGACAACAAGGTGGTGCGGCTTATCAACGTTGCGCTCACAAATCAACCGAACATTGACGGGATGGTCCCGTTGATGAATAAAAGCAGCTTAAATTGCGCAAACGAAAAAACAAAAAGGGAGGTAAGTATTATGAAGAATCTATGGAAACTCCTCGGATTGGCCGAGGATGCGAAGGAAGAAGAGGCTATCGTTGCTGTGAATAAGCTCCTCGCCGAGCTATCGGCTGGAAAAGCCGAGGGGGCGGCAATCGTGGCAAACAAGGCTGTTCTCGATGTGCTGGGACTCAAAGAGGGGGCTACAGAATCGGAAATCACCGGCACTATTATGGCAATGAAACAGGGCAGCGGCACTGTCTCGGATCTTGTAGCTCAGGTGAATACCCTGACTGCAAAACTATCACAGAAAGATGCATCCGATGCAGTTGAAAAAGCCGTAAATGCCGGCAAGATAACCCCTGCCCAGAGAGAATGGGCACAGGAATATGCAACCCGAGACCTTGCAGGTTTTGACGTATTTGTGTCAAAGGCGCCTGTTGTGGTGCATCAAGGAAAGGTAATCGAAGATAAAAAGTCCGAAGGCGGCGCAATAGACGACTCTCAGGCAATGATAAACAAAATGTGCGGCATAGACGACGAAACATTCAAAAAATTCAGCGTAAAGGAGGCGTAATATGGCTTTATCAGCAGACAAAACAACAGAATACATGGAGGGCGTTGACCTCTCCATACCCGTTGACGACGGGGACAAGATATACGCAGGCGCTATTGTCTGTGTGAATGCCGCAGGCTATGCGGTAGTCGGCGCGGACACGGCAGGCCAGATATTCATGGGCATCGCCCGCGAGCAGGCGGATAATTCGTCTGGCGCAGACGGCGCAATCAATGTGACAGTCAGGCGCAGGGGGCTGTTCAAGATGAAACTCGCCACCGCTATCACCATAGCCAACGTAGGCGATAATGTTTTTATCGCCGATGATGAATCGGTAGACCTTGCAGGAAATGTAACCAATGATATCTTCGTGGGCATTATCGCAAGCTATATCGACACAACCCATGCATGGGTAGATATCGAACCTGCCATCAGGCAGGCGGACGTGGCCACTCATATTGCCGATGCAAGCGGCGCGCACGCAGCATCAGCAATCAGCATAGCGGATGCGGGGTCATTCACCTCTCAGACCGAGGTTGAGGCGGCGTTACAGGAGATATACCAGCATTTAAAGTCGGCAAAGGGGGTTATTAATATACCTACTCCGGCATTCAGCGCGGCAGGCGTGGCAATAGCCGCATTCTCGGACGGCGCAAGCGATGTGCCGGGGTATTGCGTAACGGCCAAAGGGCTTGGCATCAGATGGAACAACCATGCCGCTCCTCTTGCAGTGGGCGCAAAAGTTATAGTTCCCCCCGATGCGGATGTAACAGCAAATATGGTACTGCATATCCTTGCCGCAAAGACAGGAGCGACAGGCGCAGACGCTACCAAATTTACTGTGGCCGCATACAATAACGATGTCGGGGAACTCTACGACGCTGACGCCGATTTTGGCGGCGACACAGGCGCCATGACCGGCGATGCGGTTGCAAAGACTGTCCAGGAAGTAACGTTGACCCTTGCGCTGGCAAATCTGACGGCCTACCCTGCGGCAATAGAGCTGACCATTAAGCCTAAAGACGGTACGCTCGGCACCGATGATGTGATAATGCTGGCACAGTGGATTGAATATAAGAAAAAATTGCTGACAGCGTAAATAAAACCGTTCAAAGTTCAAGGTTCAAGGTTCAACGTTGAACATAGAACATAGAACGATATAAAAAAGGAGGAATAACCATGATTGTTAATCAGTCAAATTTAACAGGGATATACAGGACGTTTTCCACGATATTTAACCAGGCTCTCGAAGCGGCATCTTCTTTGTGGCCTATTATAGCCATGCAGGTGCCGTCAACAGGCAGGAGCGTAGACTACAAATGGCTGGGAAACTTCCCGATGATGAGGGAATGGGTTGGAGACAGGGTTATCAAAGACCTGGCAGCATTCCATTATGAGATTACAAATAAGGACTATGAGGCAACTATCGAGGTAGACAGAAACGACATTGAGGACGACCAAATAGGCGTATACACCCCCATGATTCAGGGGCTTGCACAGGCAGCTAAGGAACATCCGGATTATCTTGTGTTTGCGCTGCTTGCTGCGGGGTTTGCGACAACTTGCTTTGACGGACAGTATTTCTTCGACACAGACCACCCTGTGGGCGCATCCACCCAGAGCAACTACGGCGGCGGTGCATCTTATGCATGGTATTTAATGGATTTAAGCAAACCCATCAAACCGATCATCCTACAGGTAAGAAAGCAGCCTCAGTTCGTGTCTATGGATAAGCCGGACGATGAAAACGCCTTTATGCGCAAAAAATACCGCTATGGCGTAGACGACAGAAAGAACGTCGGCTATGGATTGTGGCAGCTCGCATACGGCAGCAAACAGACGTTAAACAGCACATATTACGCTGCTGCAAGGACGGCAATGATGGGCTTTACCAAAGAAGACAACACAACGCCTCTGAACATCAAACCGACACACCTTGTTGTAAGCCCGTCAAACGAGGCGGCAGGCAAGGCTCTTGTTGAAGCACAGTTTGATGCGACCGGCGCAAGCAATGTCTGGTACAACTCGGCTAAACTCGTTGTTGTGCCCTGGTTGACATAGAAGATACAGAAGTTTGGAGGGTTAGAAGGTTGAAAAACAGATGATTAGAAGGCTGGAAGGTTGGAGGGTTGGCTGACAGAAGATTAGAAGACTGGATGATTAGATGTTTAGCAAACCCTCTAACCCTCTAATCATCTAATCATCTGGATTAAAGGGAGGTGTGTAGATGAAGCTGTTAATCAGATCAAAGCCAGAATCTTTTTACCGGGCAAAGATGAAATTTACCCGGCAGCCCGTAGAAGTGGATGTAGATGCCGACACTGCAACCATACTCATGAACGAACCGATGCTTAGCGTTACATTGGTGCAAGCGCCGGCACGATCCATTGAAAAAACTGAAGAAACGCCGGCACAGGCGCCGGTACAGGCACCGGCAGGGAGCAGGAAACAGAGATCAGAAAAACAGAAAAGCAGCACGGCTGACAGCCGATAGCTGAAAAAGAGGCGGATATGGCATATTGTACAAAGACAGATATAGAAAAGATGCTGCCCTCTGCGGATGTAACTGATTTGACCGACGACGAGGGTACAGGGGCGCAGGTATCCACGAGGGTATCCGAGGCGATAGCACAGGCTGATGCAGAAATTGACAGCTATTGCGGCGGACGCTACTCCGTGCCATTTTCAAGTGTACCCGATATCGTCAAAAAATGTTCTGTGGATATAGCCATATACAATCTGTATTCCAGGCGCGTTGAGACCATACCGGAAACCCGCTCTGAGAGATACAAAAATGCTATCAGGCAGCTCGAAGGCATAGCGAAAGGAATTATATCCATAGGCGAAGACCCCGAACCCACAGCGTCAACAGGGGCGTCATACGCCGAATGCAACAAGACAGAAAGCGACAGAATATTCACCAGGCCGAAGATGAGAGGATTTTAAGAGACGATGGCAACCATAGCGGACATCGAAGACGACATCATAACGGCGATAGCGGCGCTAAAAGATGATGATGATGATAACAAGCTCTTCCGGATCGTCGAATCGCTGGGGCGGAAAAGACCGCCCGTTGCTATAAACTATCCGGCATGTTTTGTATATTTTGCAGGAGATACGAACACGGGCAGCCGACCCAGACCCATATATCAAACCGATTATGAATGTCTGGTCTCGGTTAAAAACCTCTCATCGGAAAAGGATGCGGCGGACGGTGTATATGCACTCATCGATGCCGTGAGAGACGCGATAGAGGGGAAACAGCTTGATAATGACGATATAGAACCTTTTATGTGTGTGTCGCGGGAATTGTCCGACTATGCGGACGGGGTGATAAGTTACGTTATTAAATTTAGGACGCGGCACTATCTGGCCGTACCGACATAAAACCGTTCAAAGTTCAAAGTTCAAGGTTCAACGTTGAACATAGAACATAGAACGATATAAGGAGGCAACATGGATAGACAACCAGGATCATATAAAACTGCGGCAAAGGGCAAACCACAAAAAGAGAACCTGAATGACGAGGCGATGGCCGCGAGGCTCGGGAAGGCATGTACAAAACAGGAAGATGCGGAAAGCGCGGGATCTCCCGTAGCAGGTATGGACAGGCAACCCGGCACCTATCGTTACGACATCAACAAACAAGATTTTGTGCCAAATATAGATAAGAGGGAGGCAAACAATGAGTCTTGAAGAAAAACAATTAATCCTGGCAAAAGTAGAATCGATATACGGTAATGACCCTACCCCTACGGTCGGTGATAATGCATTGCTTACCGGCAAGGTATCTATTGAAATAGCAGATGCAAGCCGGGAGAGAAAGGTTCTGCTGCCATATTTCGGGGCGCTGCAGAAAATACCTCTCGGGGAAGGGGTAAAAATATCATTCCCGGTAGAAGTCAGGGGATCGGGTGTAGCCACAACACCGCCAAGAATAGCGGCGTTGCTGCGAGCAGCAAACCTCACTGAATCAATAGGCGGAGCATATGTTGATTATGATCCGAATAGCTCCGCCGCCGGCGAATCCTGCACCATCTGGTTTTACCAGGATGGCGTGCTCTGGAAGGTGCTCGGGTGTATGGCAGAAAGCGTCAAACTGTCTGCAAAAGCAAATGAAATCGCAACCCTCGAATTCTCACTAATCGGTTTGTGGGGCGGCAAGGCGTCCGTTACGGATGTCTCATTTCCTGCTCCGACATTTGAGGCAACGTCGATTGTACCGCCTATGTTCCGAAGCGCTACATTTACCGTCCACACCTACGCCGGCATCATTGAAAACTTCGAGGTCACGATTAAAAACAAGATTGCCAAACGCATGTCTGCCAATGCATCAAACGGCATATACAGATACAGCATCGTCGGGAGGGAGGTTGAAGGCAGCATCGACCCTGAACTGGTTGCGCTCTCATCGTTTAATCCTTTTGACCTCTGGGAAGACGGAGATGCAGGGACAATCACGGCAACAATCGGGTCTGCTGCGGGCAATCAGTTTGTAATTACATTGAGCAACACGGTATTGACTCCGCCGAAACTTGGAGGCAGAGAAGGTATGGCAACGTACGCCCTGGCATTTACCGCGCATCCGACATTAAGCGCCGGCAACGGGGAAATCAAAATAAGACAAAGCTGATTATAAAACCGTTCAAGGTTCAAGGTTCAAGGTTCAACGTTGAACATAGAACATAGAAAAAGGGAGGACAAAATGAGGGATTTAGATGTATCAGCAACAAATAAAATAGTAATAAGCGATGCCCGATCGGGCACTGAAATAGAACTGTATTACCGCAACCCGACCACCCAGGAAGAGGTTGAATATCAGTCAAAGCTCTACAAAAGGAAAGGTAATAAGCTGATATTGAACCCAAAGGTAAAGGTTGATCTCGGTCTGGCCATACTCACAGGTTTCCGGGAAGGGGATTTCGGGGTTGCCGGCAGGCCCATATCATCCGATATGAAAAGCCCGAACTACCGCGAGGATTGGCGGGAATTGCTCGGACGTATGGCGTCAGACATTATATCGACATTTGCAACAGTTGTGTATGAAGGGGCGCGTGTTGCGTCCGATACGGATGTGGAGATAGAAACGGCAATTGAGGAGGATATCCTCCCTTTGGCGAGGAGCTAAGGAGGCTTGCCGCCAGATGCACTCCAGAGAAACGAAAAAAATGCATGGAAACATCAGGCGAGCTTCTTGCCGCAAAATGCGCTCAATGCGACGGGAGTGTCCCATATGAACCGAGTGAATGGTTCGGGCATATCTGGTACATCTATAGGCTCCAACGTGCGGGTTATCCCTTTGGAGCGAATGATTTGTCAGTGGAAGAGTGGATGGATATGGGGGTGCTTGCAGATGAAATGGAGAGGATGGAACGGTGCGTCACCACGCCCTTAACGAGATAACAGCGATGGCACATATAAGGATGCCCGATATAACATCGGATACAACAAAAAACCCTGCGGCGGCGATAAACAGACCGACGGTGAGGAAACCTTTTAAGAGTGCGACGAGTGTTATGAATATCATAGAAAAGAGTATAGCACATATATGAACTCTGTCAATATAGTCATACAGGCCGATAATAAGGGGGCATTGTCCGTGTTTCAGCAGACCGAATCGGGGATGAAATCCTTACGATCATCAGCCGAGCGGCTTACATCGGCAATCCCTGCATTGAACGGCGGGTTCCGGAGCCTGATAACAAGCCTGTCGTCGCTGTATGCATCATTTAAGGCGTTTGAAACGCTGAAGGACGCGGCGACGCTTGCCGCCAGGGTGGAAACACTCGGCATCGTCATGCAGACCGTAGGGAAAAACGCCGGGTATAGCAAGGCAGAGGTGGAAAGTTATGCCGAGGGCGTCAGAAAGATGGGCATAACCACTCAGGAGTCAGAACAATCGATTATCCGCATGATGCAGGCACACCTTGATCTGACAAAATCTCAAGAGCTGGCCCGTGTCGCCCAGGATGCTGCGGTGATAGGAAATATCAATTCATCGGAGGCGTTACAGAGGCTGATGCACGGCATCACCACGCTTCAACCGGAAATATTGCGCACCGTCGGCGTTACCGTTGAGTTTGAGTCTGCGTACAGGAAATTTGCAACAGCAGCCGGGAGGACGGTGGAATCGCTGTCGTCTCAAGAAAAGCAGCAGATCGCATTGAATCTCGTTTTGGAACGGGGGAAGGATATTGCCGGTTCCTATGAAGCGGCTATGGGGACAGTCGGCAAACTCATGACATCCCTCCCACGGTTTATCGAAGAGATAAAACTCAAATTCGGAGAATTATTCACCCCTGCCCTGGGCATTATAATTGAAGGATTTGTCGATAAACTCAAATCATGGGAACGAACACTTGCTGAATTAAAGGCATCGGGCGATCTCGCCCGGTGGGCGGATAATATCAAAACTGCGTTTGCCGTGGCTGTCGGATCAATTGAGAATCTCTGGACGGCAGGCAAAATAACCATATCAGTGATAGGTGAGCTAAAAGAAATACTGATTGCCGCTTCTATCGCTATGGGATCATATTTCGTACTTCAAACCCTCACGTCGGTTGCGGCTGCGGCAAAATTAACAGCGCAGATAAAAGAGCTGATTGTAGTAACCGAGATATTGGCATACAGGTCATTTACAGCGTTAGCTACGCCCGCCGGTATTATCGCTGCTGCCCTGGGCGCGCTAACCTATATAACTATTAACCACTATCAGGAGCAAAGAGCGGCTGAATTGGAAATGGAGAATTTTAAAAAATCTTTATCATCATTTTCGGCTGATGCAAATACCCAGGCGATGATCGACCAGCTTGAGATTACCGCACTGGAGATCGAGGCAGTCGGAGGCGCATCGGAGGCGACCCGGCAAAAGATAGAGATGTTAAAACAGGTTATGTCCGGTGGAGCGCAGGGATCAGAAAAAAACTGGTGGAAAGGTGCTGTCCATTACGGGGATATTGGAGGCGGCAAAGCCCTTCCCCCGCCATCGGATATGAACTCTGCAAGAAAAGTCCAGGATATGAACAAGATAATCAAAGAAGAGATTGCAAAGCTGACCATGACGGAAATTGAGCATATACATCACCGCGCGGCTGAATTTGCGAAAGAAGGGGCAGATAAAACAAAAATAGCTCAATGGACTACTGCCCAGCTTAAAAAATACTGGGATGAATATGATGATAAATCCCAGGAACGGATAAAAAAGGCATACGAGGAAGAACAAAAACTGGCCGATAAGATCGTACTTCTCAATTTACAGACAAAAAATAAACTATTTGATCTGGAAGCCGCGCACCAGACAAAGGTACTGGAATGGAACGCAAAAGCAGGTCTGATAAATGAAGAAACCCTCGCTCACAAAAAGAATGAACTACAGATCAAGGCATTGCAGAATAAACAGGCAGAGACAACCCTGGCACTGGAACAGATCGGTTATGCTGAAGACATACTATATCCCACTGAAAGGATGCTGGAACTTCTGAAAGAAAAGGAGATTACCGGGCGACAAATTTTAAATACGGAAGAAACATTAGCCTTTGAAATATTTGATATACACATTGCAAAGCAAAAGGAACTCAACGATCTGCTTAAAAAACAATCAGACTACCGGAAAAAAGGCTACGACGATACATGGACGCAGATGATGGATATGGCAAATCAGGTTGGCGGCGAGGCAGGCCAGGGACTCGGCAAGCTTGGATCGTCAATCAAAGGGATAGCCGATATAGGAATGGGAAACGACCCGGCGTCACAACGGTATCAGGCAGCTCTCAATGAATGGAATGCCATAAAGGCGTTGAGTGAGCAGGGATATGTCGACGAGTTTACGCAATTACAATCGTATAATCAGATGAAACTCGCCGAAGAGCAGATGTACAACCAGCAAAGACTCGCCATAACAAGCAATAGCTTCGGTGCTATGGCCGGCATGGCACAGTCATTTTATGCGTTGTCGAATAGTCAGAGTAAGGCGGCATTTAATGCATATAAAGCATTTGCCATCGCGCAGGCAACAATAGATACGTACATGATGGCTGTCGGGGCATATAAACAGGCAATGGGCCTGCCTCCGCCGTTCGGACAGGCTATGGCTCCGATATGGGCTGGTATGGCGATTGCCTTTGGCATGGCGCGGATAGCTGCCATTGCATCACAGCAGCCGGGTGGCGGCGCCACAACCGCCGCAACTCCCTCCGGGTCAGGCGGGTATTCCTACAACACCCCTACGACAAACGCATGGGAGTCGACTGGAACGAAGCAATCAGAACGTCCTATGATAATTAACCTGCATATCGCCGGCAATGTTGTAGATCATGACGCGTTCGCACGCGAGATAATCCCGTCTATACAAAAAGCCGTTGAGGACGGCATGAGGGAATGAGGACATGAGGAGGCATCGACTGATTTTAAAATGCAGACGCCAATAATATTATATGACAACAGACTGACGGACGGGACGCCGGCTGCTACCGATACCGCCGCAGGGTATGATATACTCAATATCTTGGATCTGCGGACGTATACGCAGTGGAAGGCCGCATCGTCAGGCACAAAATACATTACAATAGATTGCGGGTCTGCAAAAAGCGCGGACTGCCTCGCAGTAATCGGCCACAATCTTTACACCGCCGGGGCTACAGTATCCGTCGAATCCTCATCAGACAACGTGACATGGACGCAACGGCTCGCAGGTTTTACCCCGACGTCTGATAAGGCGTTTATGAAGTTGTTTGTCTCGGCGTCAGCGCGGTACTGGAGAATCAAAATAATTACTGCCGCTATTGCCGCACAGATCGCAGTTGCATTGCTGGGCGTCAAGATTCAATTTGAATACCCGCCGGAGACGCCGTATACCCCGTATGCAGAAACGGCGGCGGCAGACGTGGAGCGCAGTAAAAACGGCCACATTCTCGGAGTATCAACGTATAATCCTGTTTTAAATCTTCAGGCACAATTTGGCCTGGTGTCACGAACATGGCTCGATGCATATTACATCCCATTCTGGCAGAATCATGCACGGCTGTTTAAACCGTTTTTCTTCGTATGGGATCTCGATACATATTCTGCGGATGTATTTTTCGTGTCCATCGGCGACGATGCCAGTCTGGAAACACCATTCAGCGTGCTGACATACACTGATGTATTATCACTCAAAATGAGGGGTGTGCGCGAAATATGACATATGATGCACTAAAAAACACATTATCGCGGTACCCGGTAGAAATGGCAATCATTACGCTGGATTACTGCAACAATGTAATAGGTGTGAGCCCGTGCGCAGCCATAGACTGGTGCGGGAAGCCGGGGCTATATTGTGGTTTGTCCACCGCCTTCTGCGGCGGCATACAGGGGCAGTGTTACAACACATATGCGACATGCAAAGATAAGACCAATTACAGCAAAGGGTCAAAAGACTATGTATTTACATCAAATAATGCACCCTTGCCGTTCAGGACAGGCGAGAGACCCTACATTACGACCGTGAAGCATTTGCCTACAGAAATCAAAACCAGTTTGACAATTGCGGGGCGTGTGAATGTCGAAATGTATGACGAACCGGATACGGACATAGGTATAGACCCATACGTCTCTATGCGAGCATCCGTGCAGGGTTCATTCTGGCGCAAGCTCATAGCCAGAAACCCGAATTATGCAGGCAGGCGAATCAGACTGTATCACGGATTTTACGGACTCGATGCCGCCGATTTTGAACAGAAATTCGAGGGGAACATCGATAGTATTACAATTAAGGAGGGTGGACGCGTCATTGTTGAATGCGTTGATCTATTGAAAAAATTGTCAAAAATAGAAATACCCCCTAAATTAAATATCAAGCTGGCTGCTGCAATGACAGCCGGGCAAACGACAATATCGGTATCTGACGGCACAGACCTTGACGCGGCAGACGGATATATCAGGATTGGTGACGAGGTTGTGTTATATACGGCAAAGACAGGTAATCAACTGACCGGTTGCACAAGGGGTTGTTTCGGCACGACGGCGGCAACTCACAGTCAGAATGATAAAATACAGAAATGTCGATATTACGAGCCGCAAAGTCCGTATGACATACTGGTTGACATGCTTAAAACCGATGCCGGAATAGACCCATCGTATGTGAATGATGCCGCATATACGGCGTTGAAAGCATTTGACATATCTATGGTGGATTTTTCAGCGTTAATCAGTGAGCCAACAAAATTGGACAAATTATATTATGAGATCATTGATCTGATTGACTGCAAGTCGTGGATGGGAGAAGACCTCAAAATAACAATTGCAAAAAATCTCCCGAATTGCCCAGGCAGGGCGTATCAGGTATTTACAGACGATGAAAATATAATCGCCTCATCAGATAGCGTTGATTTAAACGCTTCGTCGAGAAAAAGCAGGGTGTCAATATACTGGGATAAATTAATAACCGCAGACGAAGACGAGGTGGCGAGTTATTCCCGCCTCGATGTTGCAGTTGATGCGGAGGGCGAAGGGATAAACATGTATAACGAGTCGCTCGAAAAGCGGGTAATGTGCCGATGGCTCAGATCTGACTATATGAATGAGGATTTTGTTATCAGGTATGTTGCAAATCTGACCAAACGCATACTCAGGCTGCTGAAAAATCCACAACTCATATATACATTCGCAGTCGAATTAAAGGATTCAGAAATAAAAACAGGGGACTACGTAAGAATTACAACCGATAAAATACTCGGCATTGACGGCAATTTGCTATCCAGACATGTGTATCAAATCGTTAAACGGGAACCAAAAGAGAATAAAATAGTATTAAAAGCTATGCAATACCCAAAACAAAAATTGTTTTGGGTTGGCGCAAATACATTACCTGATTTTACGAGCGCAACGGAAGCAGAGAAAGAGTCCGGGTTTATCACAGATGCAAACGGACAGATGAGCGATTGGAGCGACGGGTATGTGCTGTATTGAATACAGTCGATAGTCGTTAGTGAATAGTCGTTAGTGAATAGTCGTTAGTTAAAACTATTCACTGTTCACTATTCACTGATTTTAAACTATTCACTGATTTTAGGGAGGATAAATGGGATATGACGCAATATTATCAACAGAGGTTGATGTCGACAGCCCCGGCAAGGCCGAGTTATTTCAAAAAATAAAAGATAATTTTGATTACTTATATTCATTAATCGGGGGCCCGGTAGAAGTGCCGAATGGATCGTTTGAAATAGATACCGATGCAGACGGTGTGCCGGACAACTGGACGCTGAATTTGTATGCCGGCGGGTCTGCGGCATTTGATACAACAACACCCGCCCACGGTGCGAAGGCGTACAAATTTACCCGCGCATCAGGCGCCGGTAACGGCGGCGGATATCTCGAATCAGGGTATATGGAGTGCAGCCCTATAGGCGCATATGTGATTGGTTTTAGTATAAAATCGTCTGCCGCAGGGATAAAAAACATAGTCAAGATCAGATATTTTGACAAAGACAAGGTTTATATATCAGATCAGGATGTATATTCATCAACATCAAACCCGACGTCATGGGCACGGTATCAATATTCCATGACCATACCTGCAACCGCGATGTATTACAAAGCCCGCCTGATCGGTGGATACACGGATACAGACGTTGCAGGGGATACCACATATGATGATGTTGCTATCAGTAACAAAATAGTTAATCAGTCGATGCTAAAAACCGCCACAGGGCAGGTTGGCGGCGCTACAGGACATTACACCACGCCGGGCGGGGAATATGCGTTTATGCCGGCTTTTTCAAATGGCGTTGCAGGGGCGACATTAAACGCCAGTTTCCTGTCAAATAGCTCCGGATTGGCAGGCGGCTCGTGGTATTCAATGTTATATTTGGGTTCAGACTCCAATGATTTGGCCGCTCAGTGCCGGTATATCACGTCATCCGGTACTGAATTTTGGATATTTGTGTTATATGACAAACAATACCACCAGATCATGGCATCGTACGCCGCTCCCGACCATCCTTGTTATGGTAATGGTGGAGATGCTAATGCAGTACCTCACCCGTTTCCGGATTATTACGATAAACCTCTGCCTGAAAATTTTGAAATTATCCTGCTCGATATGGTTACAACAAACGAACTCAGACGCAGAGCCGAGATCGAGCGGCGGCTTATCCCCCGGGTGCTGATAGATTATGATGTCGATATGTCAGAGGAGGTAGATTTTATACCGAGAGACATTGACGGGCATAGGTTACTCATGCACAAACCGACCTGTTATTCACATCGACGGCTGGTGCTAAAACAATAGAGGAGGCAATGAGGCAGTGAATAAAGACAGAAGGTTAGATGATAGAAGGTTAGATGTTTGGATGTGTAGAGGGTTAGCTAAACCTCCAACCTTCCAACCCTCCAGCCTTCTTAAATAAAGAGGAGGATAATAATGTCAACACCAACGATACCAAATCAACGGTTAACAGGCGCGTGGTCTGATGCCGGCGATCCTGACGAGTACGGAGGAACCGTAACACCCAACCGTTCCGATCCGCCAATGAAAAGCCGGTATCCATATTGTTATGACGACGTATATTGTGGGGATGGAAGCTTTTGCAACCAGCCGGAGTGGACATAAAAAGCAGAAGGTTAGATGTTTGGATGTGTAGAGGGTTAGCTAAACCTCCAACCTTCCAACCCTCCAGCCTTCCAAATAAAACCGTTCAAAGTTCAAGGTTCAAGGTTCAACATTGAACACAGAACATAGAACATAGAACGATATAATAAAAGGAGGACGTAATGAGAGGCTATCCACGAACAATCGGGACAAAACAGGACGTTTTAAACCTCGTAGATTTATATCTCTCGGGGAATGACTGTGGTATTGAGTCGGATGAGTTAACTAAATTTCTCGACAATCTCATCGCAACAAAGCAACATTATGTTATTAAGGCAGAGGCAGCAGAAAAACCGACCGAGGAGCAAACTCCCGACGATTATGAACTTGTCGATAACCCGAATTCGGACATGATACGGCTTGGTATTACTGAAGACGAGATTAACCAGATCAAAGCA